ACTGTTAGCCATTTCTAGTAACCTTAAAAATATTTTTATTGTCTATAACGATAGTACTATCATTTAAAGTAGTTTTTACTAATAATCTATAGAATCTTTCTGGTTGTAGAGAGTCCATGTATACATCAAAATAACTACTATTATTATCTGCGCTAATTTTTGTATACGTAGAATCAAAATCTACAATCATCTCTCCGCTATTTTCATCTTTAATACCCCAATAAGATTGTGCAGGTAACTTGTATTCAGTTAAATATATAGAGGATGTTGTAAAGGTTCTTACAGGGTATTTAGGTCTAGCTGAAAGTCTAAATCTAACAGAATCAGAATCAGCGTATTTTTCTTTATGGTTTTTTATATTTACTGTTACTATATCGGTAGATAGTTCAGCGAGAGAAGAGCTATAAATTGTATCATCCCATTTAAACTCTAGGTATGGAGGAAAAATACTATTAGTATCGCTTCCAAAATATTTTAAATTTATAGAAGATGTAGTATCATTTTCATAATCCGGTGCTAACTTTAATATAATTCCGTTATTATCTACAGACCCACTATAATGTTCATTTACTATATTAGTTATATTTAAATCTAAATCATGACTGCTTTTGAGACTTTTAGATACAAAGGCAAATGAGCTTGATATATAATCTCCTCCCAACGTATTCCATGGGAAAGATTGAGCTTCTCTATATTTCCAAGAAACACCTGTGGTATCTAAAGGTAGGTCATCTCTCTTTCCTGTACCATTAACCCAAGAACTAGATACAGCATATCCATGTATTACGTAATCTTGGGGTAGTTCACCGGCATTAGCTAAATATAAATGTAAACTACTAGACCAAGGTCCACTTACTTTACTATCTAAAGTAGAGGTGATTTCGTTAGTTCTAAACTTTATAAGAGATCTCTGTACTCTACTGTCTAAGTTTATGTCTTTATAAACTCCTACTTCAAGTATTTCATCTAAACCGGCATTACCGTATATACCGCTTATATTAGGTTCTGACCAGATAGTGGTATCTTTTTCAGGAAAAATTCTATATACTGCCATATTATAATGTTGTTACTCTTCCCTCTATATCTATATTAGGAAATTTTACTTCGAATATACAAGGATCAAAAGAAGGATAAACTACATTATCTCTAGTCGCTCCGTTAACATCGTATCCATTAACTGAGTAGTTCCCTCCGTTTTTATTTACTATCTCTATATTCTTTACAGTTTGAACACCTTTAATTTTATCTAATTCTGTATAAAGATTAGCTAAGTTAATAGGTTGGTTAATGTTCCAATTGCGAATATTAAAGAACTCTTGAACTTTAGTATTACATTGAAGCAATACGTCTCTAGCTGGATAGTCAGGTAAAGTTACTATTTGAAACTTAACTCCTATATTTACAACAAATGCATCTTTAATGTCTAATGCATCTGTAATCATCATATATTCAGATAAATAAGTTTTTAGGTTTTGTTTTAATGTCTCAGTAGCTGTAGTAATTTTTCCGTCAGCATCATATGCTAATACATATAGACTAAGTGCTAGTGGATTCTTACTAAGCATACTAATGTCTACATTAGAGGTGTTATCTTGAGTTACGTATACTTTTGCTATTGAACCATATTGAGCGGGTAACCCTAAAGCTCTTATATTATAATCTTGTAAAGTAACAGCTCTTTTTTGTTCCGCGAATGATTTAAGTGAATTTTGTCGTAACTCTTCTACTGTATCTCCATCTCTACCACCTGCTGCAGGTTTAGGATTATTAAATGTTAAAGTACTTAAATATGTACTATCTGTAGCAGTAGTAGTTACTGTGCCTATAGTTGTAATTGTATTAGAAGGTACATTTGCACCTACTCCTCCTCCTGTTAAATACCTAATAGTTAGGGTTGTGTTAGAGGGAGCTAATCCATAAGTTCTTGTAAATAAGACATTTGAAGGATCGAAAGAATAATCTAACCTACCTATAGATTCTGCACTGTTGTAGCCTGAGTCTATAGTGGTTGGGTTAGGAAGAAAAGTATTGTCTTCTTGTCCAATTACTCCTGATCCAAATTGTATTTGGAGAACTCCTTTTGAAGTAAATCTGCTTACAAATCTTTTAGGTACTTTTTTAAGTAGTAGTCTGTTAGGTACTGTTGCGTTATCAGAAGAGGTATTAGTTTCTAAATCAAATATAGTATCCTGTCCTAGAAAAGGTACTTCATACCATTTGTTTCCATCACTATCAGTAATGTCTAATATGCCAATTATATCTGTATCTTCTATCTCTATAGTTGCAAATCTTTCTGCAGTTGTATATGTTTCAGTAGTAGTTTTTATTTCACCAGAATATGCTTTTACTTTTTTAGTCAATAAGTATTCAGCAGGGTTGTTGTTATCTAAACTAAAGACTCTAATATCTGTAGGGTCGTAGGAGCTAGAGAATTTAAAATCTACTACGTTTGTAGTTATAAATTGTGCGTTATCTCCTACAGTAGAGGTAATAGTTCCATTCTCTGCTACTCTTATAGCTTGATCATAGTTAGGCAGGTAGTTTACTCCTGCTGCTGCTACTCTTTGACTTACTTCTAATTCTACTTCAGCAATTGAAGTAACTCTAGGTCTATAACCCATCATATACGCTAAAGAGTATAAGTTTGATGGATTCTGTGCATGTTGAAGAAATGTTTCTTGTAGTTGAGTATCTTGGTAAAAAGATAGAATATCACCAACGTAAGCTGCCATTTCTATAAACATCATACCAGGAGATGTTGGAGAAAAATCATTGTAAGAATCAGGAAAATAGTTTTTAGCAAACTCAATTAACTGACTTCTAAAATCGCTAAACTCTCTGTTAATATACTTTATGTCGCGTTCCTGTGCCATTATTGTTCAAAATTTATTACAACCTCGTCTTCTATATTAGTATCTACTACCGAGTATCTTAGTGAGAACTGCACTGTATTAGTGTCAGGTACACCAACGGTAGAGATTTCTGATGGTACAACTTTTGGGAAATAAAATGCTAAATCTTTTTTAATTTCTGCATCTATAACTTTCACCTTATCTTCTGTTAATTGATCAAAAAGTAACTTTTGAAGTCCATTTCCAAAAGTTGGATTGAGATATCTTTCTCCTTTAAAAGTTAAAAAGTAGTTTATCAAATTAGTTTTTATTGCATCTTTAGTTTGGTAATTAGAATTAAAGACTGCTTTACCTGAGAAAGGTAGGTTGACACCTACAGCTTTTCTAGGTTGTAAATCTAATGGGTCTATCTTTTTTACTTCGAATGGCATTATAAAATCCCTGCTTTCTGTTTATCTTTTTTAATTGCTGCATCTAATACAGCTTTCGCTTTTCCTACAAAATCTAGTTTAGTGATATCAATACCGGGCATTGGACCATTGTTCTCCATTGCCATTTGAGTAGACATCATAGATGCAAAATTTGGTTTCTGTACTCCAGATGAACCCATAATGTTTGCAGCATCGTCTGGTGTCATTTCAGCTCTAGTTGCATTCAGCATTTCATCTAAAGTTGCACTTTTACCTGTAGACCATTTTTTAGGTTGACCTTTAGGTACTTGTGTGTAAGTTTGGCTAACTTGTTTAGTAGGAGTAGAAGCGTACTTTACCGCTTCGTTCATTACTTCTTGTAACTCCTCCTTAACTGCTGCTCTTACTTCTTCTCGTATAATTTTACGTAGTTGATCGAGTTTCATATATATAAATAGTTTAGTTATGGAAGTTGATTATCTATTCTAAATTTTACTTCGTCTAGAAGTATATCTACCTCAGATGCAAAAGATTTTCCTCCTTTTAATACTACAACTCCTTCTGCATTTTTTGCAACTGCAAAGCGTCTAGGTGCTATAGAGGGTGAATTAGGGTCATTGACTATATCTAGTTTATATATAGTTCCATCTGGTCCTGTATGGTAAAATCTGCTGTCGTTATCTTTTGTCTGACTGTTTAAGTTTTTAAAGTTATCTAATATAGAGTTTAAGTTATTTTTTATATTATCAGAAATATTACTATCTTGAAGTTTATCTAAAGCATCTGATAGTATTTTTGCTGTATTGTCTGAGTCATCATCTTGTCCTTGTCTGATTGTTCTGTTCAATTGATCTACTAGGTCTTTATTCTGTAGTTCGCTTATCCATGCTGTTCCGGTCCATATAAACCATTCACCAGGTGGATCTAAATATCTTCTCTCTCCTACCTTATTACCGGGCTCACCGAACGGTGAATAATTACTATCAAACTCTATCTTACTGTTTATGTCTTTAAAAGTATCAGGAGTAACTCCGGTTGATGTTTCTAAATTATTACCTTCCGAATCTACATTACCTACAAGTCTAGGACCTAGATTAGAAAAAATATAAATTTCTTCTTCGTCCATTAAACCTATATTTTTTAAAAAATCTTTATCTATATTTCCTGAATCAAGTTCAGATTGAAGAGCTGCTTCTGTTTTGCAGGCAGTTATTGCAGTATCTAGTCTTGATAAAATAGGAGTTATACCAGAAAGCTGGTTTGTTGGGGTCTCTAATACAACCTCAAGGCTTTGTATAATTTCATCTATCTGAGAGATTAGTTCTTTTAGAAGGTGCATTATATCTGCATACTTGGTTGTAATGTTGATAGGAAGACCAAATCCAGGAGGAACAGATTGGGGTATCGGAAGGGTTAAAATTATTTTTAACGCTGCTTTTAAACCTGTTAATGGAGCTCTAAGTTTTCTAGGTAGTCTTCTAAACCTACTTAACCTATTGCCTATATTATTTATATTTCTTTCAAGTTGTTGTTTCTGGTTATCCAGTCTGTTTATGCTAGATAAAGAGGGACACCCAACTGTTCTAAATTTATTTTGGACTTCATTTGTCTTTTTGAGTATTTTAGAACCTATAGATCCTTGTAGTTTACCTACTATCTTAGCAATTCCTACTGCTAGTCCACTATTTGGTATATTTACGTATGGCATTATTCAGTATATACTTTTTTCGAATGAAGTAATTTAAGCTGTTTTCTTAAAACAGGCAGTAGAGGTAGTATTGAGTTTGCAAGTGCTACCATTTTAGCTACATATGCAGGTGGTGCAGGTGGGGCGGTAGCCATACCTTTTACTAGTTGTTCGAATCGTCCGGCAAAATCATCTAACCAATCAGTAGAGGTAGTTCCTTTTAACACAGGTTCTTTCTCTTTAAAAGCTAAAGTACCTAGATATACTTTTTTTGCATCTAAAGCAACATACTTATCTCCATCTATTCCAACCTGTTCTGCATTTATACCTACACCAGTAGTACCGGATAAGTATATTCCATCTTTATAAGAGTTAAAATATAGTCTTCCTGAGTTTATGATTACTTGTTCACCTTTATATTTGTCTGCTTTTTCAGGTTCTTTTTCCCAAGCTTCTCTTTTTTCATTAGCTTGT